AACTATTTTGCGGGTATACATAAAAACCGGGTTGTTGTGAATAAGGAATGGCTAAAGGCAAATCCGATACCAAATTAGTCCGAATCTTATCTCCAACCACACCCAATAAGGGTGAGTAGCAGGTACGCAGAGCTCCAAACTGAAATGGCGTACCATTGATCAAAACCTTGATATGCAAAGTTCCACGAATAAATGCATAATTATCTATTTTCTTCTTGATTGCCGTATTGTTCAGAAACAGATACCATGGTTTGTAAGAATTCTTAACGCCAATGACGTCAGAGGTGGACCACGTCATAGTATCTATAAGTGTGGGTCGAGCCAGAAATGATCCAAGCCCAAGGTCCTCAGTACTATCAACCATAGCAACAGAATTAATAGACTGTGGCAGATTAAGAAACGTGCCGCCAACATTATCGATAAATGTGACGGTTTCGCTAGTTTCTTCATTGCCTTCTATCGCCGCTGCAGATATTACAGAATCCACATCGGCAACTTCCTCTGATTGTAATTGAAAATTTTGTGGGCTAATGTCAACACCTAAACCACTTAGTGTGACATTTCCAGTATTTTGAGTAACTGAAATCAACTCTTGCTCACGTACATTCTGAGCTCGTATATTGTTATTTTGTGACGAATTTTTATAACAAGATGACCCGCCAAGACCATCCTGCGTAGTTGGAAACAATTTCCCCGACGCTTCCCAAAACCGCATTCGCAGTTCGTCCCAACTAGGTAAGGTCGTTGATGTCACATAGTGACAATAGGGTTCACATAAAAGCAGTGACTTAAAAAACGTATGATGTTTTTCAAAGCACTCCCGTCCATAGAAAAAATATTCCGAATTGGCAGCCTGCACCAGAGAAACCATTTGAGAATATTTATCTACAGTCTTCGAAGGAATCCAAGTGGTTAAACTTTTATGTATGGAGTCCTCATCCAATGGAGCTAGCCAAGCTCCTACATTATCATCAAATCTCCACGTTCTTTTGAGAAAAGAGCAATCTTTGATATTAATGAAAGGCACTGACACTGC